TCACATTGTGAATTATCAGACTCACACTGAATTGTGGACTAACTTCTAAAGGGGCTAATGATGAATAACACACCGAAAAACCCAAATTTTAACCCTGATTTTTACGAACAATTAAAGAACGAGAAACCAGTAAAAAAAGAGGAATACAAGGTAATCAAAACAAACTTTGGTCATAAGCTGGTGAGAGTATGAAAAAGCTAAGAATGACTGATTTTGAACCAATTCAAAAAAAACTGAATGATGCTATTAAACTATTAGAGAGGATTAGAGATAACACAGAAGGCCCTCACATTCCACTTGTAACCGCTTTTTTAAAAGAACCAGAGGAGCCGCAAATTTTATTTATAGATGACGAATCAGCCAGTTCACAAGCCTTTGATCAAGTTATAAGCAAAAAAGAAGCTGAAAGCCTCATTAATCTGGTAAGACATTTATGAAACCTAAACAACTAAAACCAGGTTCCACAGATGGCAGGCCCCTTCTCTACGATGAGCCCATGAAAGTAATAGCCCTAAGACTCCCTGAGAGCTTATACAAGGCATTTTCATCCTTAAAGCCAGCAGATAGACGGGCAGCAATTGAACGGGGCTTAAGTGAATCTTAAAGAAGAGATAGCAGCCCTAACCAAACCCTTTAAGGTAGTGGAAACCCAGCTTATAGTCTACACCCTACAGGGCAAGATAGATCACAAAAAGGTGCAAGAACGGCTTAGATGGAGATTGTATGATAAATTTTGATGAGTGGCGGAAAAGGTATACGCTAATTGACTCACATAATGAACTTAAGCCGCCAGTAAATGTGAGCACGTAAGGCAATAGTTCAGTGCAGGGTGACTATTCTAGTAGCAGGCGTAGGTCCAAAGAGTTAATTACTTGAGACAAGCCGCGGCACTGTGTTCTAGGCAAATCCCTGCCTCATCATTAACAGAAATTTAGCTGGAGGATATGGGATAGATGAGCGATATTACCTTAAAAGTAACTAAAGAAGATTACAACAACCTTCTATTAAGCAAATACGACCGGAACAGATATTGGTCTGAAATGGACAGAAGAGTCTGCAATGAGTATGAAAGAGTGAATAATATCCGTCAAGAGGCAATAGATGAAAGTAAGTGATATATTCAAAAAAGACCATTGGGACACTGCAACCCCTCTTTTGAGAAGGTTGATAGAGGTTAATTATAGGTGGAATATGCGATGGAAACCCCTTAAAGGCCGTTCACTACGGATTAATAAAGCCAAATGGATTGAAGGATACAAAGCCGGGGAAAGGATGCTTTGTGGAATAACTATAATCTGGGTGTAAAAATGACAGGTGAAGAAATGAAAATACTGAAAAACAAAGCAGATAGGGAAATGGAAACAGTTATTTATGGAGTTCCATTAACAGATAAATTATGGGTATTTGGAGACCAGACCACCCAGATATGGGATGAAAACGGCTATTCCTGCAAAACAAAGAAGGCTAAAGATGTACAAAGTAGGTGATATAGTAACCTTCCCTCAGATGAAGGATGACCCAGAGTGGGAGCGTGAAAGTAAAATGAAGTTCAGAATTAAAGCTATTAAGTCTAATGGAGATATTGACTTAGAGGAAGTAAAATGACAGGTGAAGAACTAAGAAAGCAGTACGAGCAAGAGACGGGAATTGGAGCCCATGATGAAGATGGGCTAATGCAATGCTATAATGATGGATACGTTGAATGGCTGGAAAAGAAACTAGCCCCAGTTGAAAAAAAAGGATGGCCCAACGGACCCCCAACAGATGAACAAATGTTATTTCAATTTAAACTTTCATGCAAAGAATTAGGGCTTGATTGGAAAAAATCACTTGAAAAAGGAAAGAAGATACGTTTATGAGAGGCAAAGCCAACCAAAGGAGTAATGAATTCCCTTGCTATAACCCTCTAAACTGCGTATACTTATAAACAGGATGATCAATGAGAGAAGAAATGCCAGTAAACTGTTTCAAATGTGGGGAGGAATCCACCTGGATTTACCAAGATGAGGTACAAGGCATTGTATTTGGTTATAATTTCTGCTATAGCTGTGACACTGTAGTAAACCAACCAAAAGAAGAACCTGAGCACATAGAGCTATGAAGAGAAGAGGTTTTTTAAAATTATTAGCTGGTGGAACAGCCCTTGCTTATGTAGCAGGAACCACCCCTATTCCCCTATTTGGGAACACAGACCTCTATATCAGACATATGGTTTACAATGATGTTGAACATGACACAACCTACCACAGACTAGACTGGTATAACGGAAAAAAACAATATGGAGTAGACTTTAAAGCAGCCGAAGAACTAACCCCGGAAGATATTGAACAGAAAATGGAACCCGCCTTAAGAGTACTTTTAGACCACGTAAAACACCATGAAGGTTCTATTTACAAATCAATACCCCTTAAAGCACCCAATAGTCAAGTGAAAATAGAGGGATTTAAAGTACCAGCTCACATAGAGGCTAAATACACATGAACAAAGATGAACTAATAGTCACCCAGGAACAGATAATAAAAAACCTTCAGAAGGAAATGGACTACCTAGAAGAAAGAATCAAAGAACTAGAAGCACAACAACTAGAAGCGGTAACCTCAAAAAACTAAATACTAAAATAGGTTTCTTTAGTTATGGCCAATACAACAGGTAAAAAGTTCGGTGGGAGGCAGAAAGGCTCCTTGAATAAGCAGACTAAAGAAATGCAAGCCTTAATGTTTGGCCCAAAAGGACCATTCAAAACCCTACTTAATAAAATGAACAGCAAAAAAAGCACGGAAGCGGAAAAGATTGATTGTGCCAAAGCCTTACTGAAGTTTACAAATAGTCCTATGCCTGTACAAATCGAGGCAGACGTAAGCGCTAGTATGACTGTTACCCTAATACCTGGAGATGAGGACGTTTAAGCCAACCCCTAAACAGCTAGAAGCCCAAAAAATAGCTATAGGGCCAGCTAAACACATTCTATTTGAAGGGGGTTCACGTTCCGGTAAGACTTTTTGGCATTTAAGGAATATAGCTACTAGGGCAATTAAGGCTCCAGGTTCCAGGCATGCCATACTCAGATCCACATTTAAAGCTGTGAAAACCTCTGTAGTGCTGGACACATTCCCCAAAATGATGAAATTATGCTATCCAGGCGTTCAATATCACGTAAATAAGACTGATTGGTATGCTTCTTTTGTGAATGGTTCAGAGATTTGGTTTGGTGGACTCGATGATAAGGATAGGGTAGATAAGATACTTGGTAATGAATATGTGACTATTTACCTCAATGAGGCTAGTTTAATCTCATTCCCCTCAATGGAGACCGTTAAGACGCGTTTAGCTCAAAAGGTATACCAGAGTATTGATGGAAAGGAACGGTTATTAAAAGCCCGTATGTATTATGACTGCAACCCACCTAGTAAGGGTCATTGGTTGTATAAGATATTCCACAAAAAGCAGAATCCAGACAAGAAACAACTAAGAAAGCCTGAGAATTATGATAGAATCCTAATGAACCCATACGACAATAAGGATAATCTGAGTGAGGCTTATTTAGAGGAACTGGAGGAATTAAGCCCTAGAAGGCGAATGAGGTTCTTAGAGGGTAAGTATTCAGATGAGAACCCTAATCAATTGTTTAATGAGCTTAAAATAGAAGAGAATAGGGTTTTAGATGGTAGTAACCTGCCCGATATGATAAGAATAGTGGTAGCTGTAGACCCTAGTGGTAGCGCAGATGAGGAAAACGCTGCTAATGATGAGATAGGCATAGGTGTGGCGGGATTGGGAACTGATGGGAATGCTTATGTTTTAGAGGATTGCACCGTAAAAGCTGGCCCTGATACATGGGGACGAATAGCTACAGACGCTTATGACCGGCATATGGCTGATTGCGTAGTGGGTGAGTCTAACTTTGGTGGGGATATGGTGAGATTCGTTATTCAGACAGCTAAACCCAATGTTCCGTATAAAGCGGTGCATGCATCAAGGGGCAAGGCGGTGAGAGCTGAGCCTATTAGTGCCCTTAATGACCAGGATAGGATTAAGTATGTGGGTTATTTTGATAAATTAGAGGATGAATTATCAGGATTTAGCACTATTGGGTATTTAGGAGAGGGTTCACCGAATAGGGCTGATTGGTTTG